TGCTATGTCTACTGGTCCAATCACGATTGCATCAGGTGTTTCTGTAACTGTTCCTAGCGGTAGTCGCTGGGTCGTTTTATAAGGAAAATATATGTCTATTGTCTTATTAGGCTCAACTAGCGGAAGTGTTACGCTACAAGAACAAGCGGTAGCTGGTACTAGCGTTTTAACATTACCAGTAGGTACAGGTACAGTCGTTGCTAATAATGTGAATAGTGCAATAGTTAATAGCACTGCGGTAACTGCGGCAACTGGTAGCCCAACATCTATTGATTTTACTTCTATACCATCGTGGGCTAAAAAAGTTACCATTATGTGCGCTGGTATTTCTTACAACGCAACAGCCACTCCAATGATTCAATTAGGCACTTCAGGCGGCATTGATTCTACAAGTAATTATGTTGGTAGTGCTATTTCAGCAAGTACAGGAACTACTGCTGAAAGTGCTTTAAATACAGTTGGTTTTAATATTGCCCCTTCAACTGCGGCATCAACAAATTATAGTTTAACTGTTACTCTTTCTTTGTTAGATGCTTCTACTAATCAATGGATTTGTGCTGTATCAGGTAGCCGTAACGAGACGGCTGGTGGAATTCTTGGCGGTGGAAATAAAACTCTGTCAGCAACTTTAGACAGGGTAAGAATTACAACGCTTGCTGGAACAGCAACCTTTGACGCTGGCACTATTAACATTTTGTATGAATAAGGAATAACTATGTCCGTAACCTTAAACGCATCCACATCAAGCGGTTTAGTACAAACTGCTGATACAAGTGGAACAATCGAACTACAAAGTAATGGCACTACTAAGCTAACTGTAGCTTCTACTGGTGCTTATGGTCAATTAGTGCAAGCTACAGCACAAACCGCAAGCGGAAGCTCTGTTGATTTCACAGGTATTCCTAGCTGGGTAAAGCGTATTACTGTAATGTTTAGTGGGGTTTCTACATCAGGAACTTCTTTTAAACAGATTCAAATAGGAGCTGGTTCTGTTGTTACAACTGGATACGCTGGCTCAGCATCAGTAATGAGCGGTGCCGTTGGAAGTACTAACTTTACTACTGGGTTTGGGATTAGGTCAAACGCAGCAGCAGACTCCATATCAGGTATTTCAATAATCACTAACATTTCAGGAAATACTTGGGTTTGCTCTACCAACACCTCAAACTCAACAACAGAAACAAGCGTTGCTAGTGGCACTCTTGCTCTTGGTGGAACATTAGACAGAATACGCATCACTACAGTAAACGGCACAGACACATTCGATGCTGGCACAATCAATATTCTTTACGAGGGCTAATATATGACACACAGAATCGTTGTAGATGTACAAACAGGCGAAGTAACTCAAGTAGAGTACACAGCAGAAGAACAAGCCGCTTACGATGCCGCTATTGCCGCACAAGCTGCTGAAGTAGTTGAAACTCCTGCTGAAACTCCAGTAGAACCCACCCAAGAGGCTTAATTATGGCTATTACAATATCGGGCGATAGCCCTAACCTAACAAGTGCTTCTTTAACAACACCTACTTTAACTACTCCCTCAGCAAGTAATGGTACTTTTACAAGTCCTACTTTTGCTGGAACTCCAACCGGTGTAGGTGTTTTAACCAGTGGAACTGCAGTTGCATCAACTAGCGGTACAGCAATTGATTTTACAAGCATTCCATCGTGGGTCAAAAGAATTACTGTAATGTTAAGTGGTGTTTCGACTAACAGTACTTCATTAGTTCAGTTACAGCTTGGAGATGCTGGCGGTTTTGAAACAACTGGTTATTTATCAACTGCGCAAAACGGTGCTTCATCTGCAAATTCATCAACTGGTTATCTGTTAACACAGGCTCAAGCAGCAGCTTCTTCGTTAACAGGAAATGCAGTGTTATGCAAAATTGATGGTAATACTTGGATTATAAATGGTGATGTTGCACAACAACCAACTGTTTCAGCCAATGTGGCATCTTTAGGTGGTTCTAAAACATTGTCAGATACATTAACTCAAGTTCGTATTACTACTGTAAACGGTACAGATACATTTGATGCCGGAACTATTAATATTCTTTACGAGTAAACCATGGCGGACATCGACCCAATTGAGTACGGTAAGCTAGTTCATGCCGTTGAAAACTTAGAATCAAAAGTAAGTGCAATGGAGTACGACATCAAGAAGCTAGTAGCAATGGCTGAACGGTCGAAAGGCTCTTTGTGGGCTATCATGGGAGCTGCCTCTGTCTTTGGTGGTTTTGTAACTTGGATTGCTGACTTAATGTTTAAGAAATAATTATGCCACTAGCTAAAGGTAAGTCACAGAAGACTATCAGTAAGAATATCTCTAAACTGGTAAAAGAAGGAAGACCTCAGAAGCAAGCTGTTGCAATCGCATTATCAACTGCTAAAGTAGCTAAACCTAAGAAAAGGAAATAATATGCCAATGGTAAAAGACAAGAAGTTCCCATATACCACTAAAGGTAAAAAAGAAGCTAAACAGTACGCTAAAAAGACTGGTGCTAAGATGACCTCTAAACCAGCCAAGAAGATGGGTGCAATGCGTGGCTACTAAACCCGGTTTGTACGCCAATATCGCCGCTAAACGCCGTCGTATTAAGGCGGGTTCTGGCGAGAAGATGCGTAAGGTAGGCAGCAAAGGCGCACCTTCGGCGCAGGACTTTAAAGACGCTGCCAAAACAGCTAAGAAGAAGAAATAATGGTTAAGAAGGTATATCAGAATCCAGAAGGCGGTTTAAACGCTAAAGGAAGGGCTTATTTCAAGCGTACTGAAGGAGCTAACCTCAAGCCTCCAGTTTCTGCTAAAGAGGCTGCAAAGTCCCCTAAAGCAGCTAAAAGACGTAAGAGCTTTTGTGCAAGGATGGAAGGTGTCAAAGGTCCAATGAAGGATTCTAAAGGACGCTCAACTCGCAAGGCTCTAGCATTAAAAAAGTGGGATTGTTAAAAAAACACTTGCTTTTTTCCTAAATTTGTGATAGGATAACGATTAAATGGCTACCTATGTTGATGTTGTAAATAATGTACTGACTCGCTTGCGTGAGCCTGTAGTCACGTCTGTAAACGATAGCACCTATGCAAAACTCATTGGTATCATGGTTAATGATGCTAAGCGTGAAGTAGAAGATGCCTATGACTGGAATGCTTTAGGGTCTACTGTAACGGTTACGACAACAGCAGGAACATATAACTATACTTTAGTAGGTTCTAAGACTCGTTTTCGTCTCATTGATGTATTAAATGATACGTCGAACTATACACTGCAGTATGCTCCTACGCATTGGATGAACCAGCAGTTCTTGTTAACGACGCAAGGGACTAATTCTCCTTACTACTACAACTTTAACGGTGTAGACAGCAACGGAGATACTCAGGTTGATTTATTCCCTGTTCCTAACTCAGTATTTACAATTCGATTTAACATGACTGTGCCGCAGCCTGATCTGACTTCAGACAGCACAGTGATTAAAGTACCTGATCATCTAGTGTCTCAATTAGCGTATGCTAAGGCAATTGCGGAGCGTGGTGAAGATGCTGGTATTAGTTCCATTGAGGCTTATAGTTTATATAGAAATTCTTTAGCAGATGCGATTGCAATTGAACGCAATCATTATCTCGAAGAAGTTGAGTGGATTAATCCGTAATGGCTGAACAAATTGTTACCTCGTCGATTGTAGCGCCGGGGTTCAAAGGTGTTAACACTCAGGATTCGAGTGTAACCCTTGAATCAGGTTATGCGACCATCGCAGAAAACTGCGTGATTGATAAGTTTGGTCGTATCGGAGCTAGAAAGGGCTGGAGTCCTGTTAACGCTACCAGCACTGATTTAAGCACTGCTGCTGTTCGTACAATCGTTGAGATTGTTAAAGAAGACGGTAATGTTGTAATAACTGCAGGTAACAATAAGTTATTTAGCGGTACTTCAACATTAACACAATTAGCTGTAAGAAACAGTACAAATACTGCCAATCTGTCGTATACGATTACAGACGATCATTGGAGTATTGGTGTGCAGCCTTATAGTACAGGCAAGAATGCTTCTGCTCACGGTTATTTAGCTCAAGCAGGGCATCCAGTATTAGTGTATCACAAATTACCTTTAGTCGGCACTGGCGCAACGATTACGGTTACGAACGTAACTGGTGGCGGTAAGATTAGTACCTTTACAGTAACTACTGGTGGTTCTAACTGGTTTGTAGGCGATACCGTTACTGTAACAGGCGGTACTGGTTCTGGAGCTACTTTTACAGTTGCTTCTGTTAGTGGAACTGCAGTCCTAACACTAACAATGACTAATGACGGTACTGGTTATACAATAAACGATGTATTGACTTTAGTAGATACACCCGGACAGCACAGCCATGAGGGTAGCTACGGATTGCAACGATTAGGCGATGTTGGAAGTGTACCGTCAGGCTATACTACGGACACATTTACACCTAACATTGCTCTAGCAGCTTATGGTCGTCTTTGGTATGCTGATATTGTCAACGATAGACAGACAATATACTTTAGCGATCTGAACAACGGCGGAGCCTTAACAGGCGGTTCATCAGGGTCGTTAAACATTGCTGATATTGTACCAGATGGCGATCCAATTGTATCACTAGCAGCACATAACGGTTATTTAGTAATATTTTGTAAACACCACATTGTAATATATAACAATGCAAATGATATTACTAATATTGCATTGCAGGATTTGATTAAAGGAATCGGTTGCATTGCACGAGATTCTGTAGCACTTGCAGGAACAGATTTAGTATTCTTGTCTAACGGTGGTGTACGATCATTATTGCGTACCATTCAGGAGAAGTCCTCACCAATTCGTGACATTAGTGCTAATGTTCGTGATGATTTAATGCAGTATATTGATGCTGAGACAGCAAAGCAAGTAAAAAGTGTGTATTACGAAAAAGATGCATTTTATGTTATCTCTTTCCCTACATCAAATATTGTCTATTGCTTTGATGCTCGTGGTGTGTTAGAGAACGGTGCATCAAGAACAACAACATGGTATACCAAGATTACAGCATTCTTTCCGACAGTTGGTCGTTTGTTGTATCTAGGTAAAGATGGTTACATTGGTAATTATACCGGATACACTGATAACGATGCGTCATATCGCATGAGTTATTATACCAATTGGTTTGACTTTAATCAACCAACGGTAGATAAGATTCTAAAGCGTGTTGGTATTACCTTTATTGGCGGTCGTGGAGTTAATGTATCACTAAAGTGGGCTTTTGATTACAGTGAATCATATCAAAGTCAGGTATACACTTTAGCAAACCCATCCGTAGCAGAATATGGCATTGCTGAGTATGGAATTGCTGAATACACCGCTGGTATTGTATTTG